CCGCCACACCGTCGATTCGACGAACACAAGAGGCCCGGTCGGCCATGAACTCCATCTCGGTGATGATGTCCTTGTACTTTTCGTCTGCCGACAGGTCGTCGTGCAACTCGATGGTGTCCTTCATGCGAGGCACGTCCAGCGTGTAGCCGATGGATTCCAACGAGGTGAGGAGCTCTTTGGCACTGTCCTCGAACCCAGTCATGTAGTCGTCGCTCAAGTCTTCCTGCTCAAGCCACGTCTTGTTGATAGTGTGGACAGAGCGTAGAGACTCAGGTGATACCTTGCCGTCGCGGACTCGCTGCAGGTGAGACTGGCTGTTGCACACACCGTTGTGGATCAGCTGGGTCTTCGTGTAGCAGTTGAGGCGCAACCAGTACAGAAGGAAGAAGAAATCAGGCAACGTCAGTTCCTTCGCGTCGAACCCGATCAGGGAAGTGAGCGCGTTGGCGGAGTGGACATCTTTCTTCTCGTTGGCCGAGCGGAAGAACTTGGACTGGTGGAAGCCAGTCATCGGGCGAACGAAGCATTCCTTGAACTCCGGTCCATAGAACTCGAAGCGTGAAGGCAAGTACACCTGGACTGGGATAGGACCAGAGGTCGTGGTGACCGCAGGGTTTACCTGCACAGCAGTGGGATCTGGGATTGGGGCTCCGGGATGTGGGAGCTCCGTGACGCGAACCTTGGGTGCAGAAGCACCAGAGGTTGCAAGATTGGCAGGAGTCGCAGTCGGTCGTTTGAACGCGGCTGTCGATCGACTCACAGAGAGATCGTCGTTATCAGACATTTTCTACCTCGATGGGTGAATGGTGAGAAGGGCAGTAAGCCTCAAGCTGCGAGATACACGTAGTCAACACTAAGGGTGAGCACGAAGGAGTTTGGCTCAGAGGACTTGTAGTCCATTGCAGAGGAGTGTCCCAAGGAGACTGGGAAACATCCGCCGAACAACATAGAGTACACCTGACGATGCTTGGCATCGTAGATGTTCACTTTGACAGACTTCTTGAACTCAGCAGGCAGGCGGAACCCACCAGTCGCGGTCATGAAAGTCTCTTCAGCCCAGCTAGCTGAAAGGGCAGCAGCAGCCCCTGTGAAGTCGTTGTAGAGCTGGATCGTCAAGTTGTCAGTGATGATCTTTGACGGGTAGGAGAGGTTTCGGCCGTGGAAGTACCGATGATCCAAGTCGAACTGGATGTTCGGTGCTTGAATCGATTCCAGATAGATGTAGGGGATTGGCTCAGGATTGCCAGAATCGATGATCATCCCTTCCCACTCGTAAGCAAGAACAGGATCACCACGACTCAGCACGTCCCCGAAGGCAGAGCGTTCTTGTCCGATGTTGCCACGAAGGCCACCGGATACGCCACCACCACTGAGGTCCGAGGAGAATGAGTTCAGGGCGCCGAGGCCCGATGAGGATTGGGAAAAACTACCAGCCTTCTGCTGAGTGACGATAGGGTTTCCCAGAGAGGAACCGAAGATGGAGTCCATCAGATAACCTTCACAGTGTCCGTCGCACCAAAACAAAAGGAGGCACGAGGCCTCCTTCTGGGTTGGGTTGATCAACTCTCAGAGACCCAGTCGTACGAGAAGTTAACCGAGTACTGGATGATCTGGCTGGCCTGGTCGAGGGTACCTGGGGTGACCTCGAGAGGGAACAGACCGTACAGCTCGAAGGTGCGAACGACCAACGGGCGATCATCGTAGAGTTGGAGGGATCCAGTGACTGCGTACTCTGACTTGTAAGAGCCGGAGTTGTTCTGCCAGGAACGAGCCATTTCGTGCCAGTTCACAAAGGCGTCGCGCGTCGAGGAATCACGCGATTCGAAGAACGTCGCTTCCCACTGCTGAGACCAGACGCGCTTGCCTGCGAAGTTGAGCTTCACACCGTGGGCTTCCAGGGGGACTTGTTCCACTGCGGAGTTCGGGATCTGGGTGGACACACACTTGTAAGTGATGCCGCGCGGATCAGCCAGGCCAGGGATGGAAGCCAGGATGATGTCCCAGTTCCACGTCTGCAAAGGGTCTTGTACCGAAAGAACTTCTTTCAAATGTGTCCGTGCCATGAATAGGTCCTTAAAGACGTTAAGAGTTGCTCACTGAAGGAGCTTGACAAGATTTCTTCTAGACTTCTGGTGCCACTCTTTTGGCAAGAGCACTACCTCGTGGTCCCTTCGCACGAGCAGCCACCGGACATCCGGGTTAGCACGAGCTTTCGCCACATTGATTTCCAATCGATTGCCTTCGATCAAGGTGAAATGCGACTTCACCTCAAAGTGTACATCCGCTTCCGAACCTTTGACCGTGAAGTCTGGGAAGAAGTAATGCTCGGCACCACCGTATTCGTACATCAACCGAGATCCAATCTCTGACTGATGTTTGACACGACGAGCTCCGTACTTCTCCACCAACACGACCGCGGCTTCAGGCTCGTAACCTTGCCCTTGCACCACTCGTTTGCCAAGGTTGAACGGCCGAGCGTTACGAGCTTGCTTGTGTGCACGCATGAACACTTCCTTCAGTTGCATGGGATGATCCACCCCATGCTTCTTCTGAAAGTTCTCACGATGCTTGCGAGCGTTGGCGAGTCGGTCAATGTCCAGAGGGCAGGAGACACCGTACTCCCGGAGGATAGTGCCCACGCGACGACCGGCAGCACCAGGGACCAGCATCATACTAGAGACCCCATACCGTTCAATCAGCTTAATCTGGGTGGCCTCCGCGTTGGCAGTGCCCCGCTTGCTCTCAAACTCCTTGCGAACAGCAGTTCCTTCCGGAGTCTTCAAACAAGGAACGCATACACGGAACTCTGGAGTCCGGTGATATCTCTCTCCGCATACGGAGCAGACCTGGTTATTGATCACTGCGTTCGTCAGACTACGCAACCAACTGGCAGCTTTCACGTCACCGCGATGAGCATACAGCAGATCGAAGGTCTCGGAGTCTAACCGATCACGAAGGAAGATCGAAATGTACTTAGAAGGATTCTTGTCAAACTCTCCAATGAGACTGGAGAGAAGTTTGGTTTGTTTCTTGGAGAAGAGCATGGAAGGTCACTCACGTTTGGTTGCTGAGTGACCTTCACAATCACAGGCTGGCGATTATGGCCTCGGTCACTTCCAAACCTTCCTTCGAGATCACCAGAGTCATCTGGATTTCACGGACGGCCAGGATAGGAACGATGATCACGGCGATAGCCAGCACACCGGAGTTCACCAGAGCAGCCGGGTTGTTGGTGTCATCACAGACCACGCGGAAAGAACGGATACCGCGACCGGCTTGCACCGTACGCAGGTAGTCTTCCAATGCGAGCACCAGTTGACGACGGAGGATGTCGTCGCCCGGTTCCTGCAGACCGTACAGCAGGTAGTCGTAAGCCGACCGCTTGATGATGTTGCACAGCACACGGATGTTCGTGAACTGCAGTGCTGAGTTCTTGTTGAGAAGCGTGTTCGCTTCCCACAGGACGGTACCTTTGCCGGTGAAATGGCGCGGGTAGCTCAGATTGTTCTGGTACAGGTAGGTGGCCTGACCATCATCGAACTTGAGACGCACATCGGGCACGCCGAGCTGACCGCGATTCAGACCTGCAATGGAGAACCACGGCTGAGTCGTACGACTCACGCGAGCTTGGAGCGCTGCGGTGAGGCCGGACATCGGGGTGTACAGGATCTTGCCGGTGATCGGATCCATCTGCAGAGCATCCGAACAGGTCAGCATCGAGTAGCTGGAGTTCAGATTCAGCGTCAGGTTCCGGAAGTCCACGATGTCCTGTGCGGAGTTCGTGGTACGCGGGCAGTCCAGGTGACTCACGCAGTCCGAGCGCTGTTGCGCCAGAGCATCCATCGCATACTGAACGAACACCGAAGTGCGACCAGCGTTGATCAGGATGTCGATGACGTACATCTCCTTATCGGAGAAACCAGCCCACTTGGCGTTGATGTCAGAAGCCAGAGGAGCAGCACCCGAGTCACCACCAAGCAGAGCAACGACCCCAGTGTTGGTGAGCGTAGGCATCGTACTCAGGTTCTGCAGGTTCGACTCGACGTTGAGGTAACGCGAGAACGGATTCACCCGTTGGGTGATTTCCATCTGCAGGCCAGTCTCGTCCGTCTGCTCAGTGAGCGAGCAGTTGTAGGTTTCAACAGCGCGTGTGGAAGAGACGTCCAGGTCGTAGACGAACAGCGTGAAGTTCGGCGAGGCCGGAGCCATGTCGAGAGCCGAAGTGATCGGAGGACGATCAGCATCCGGGGTGATCGCACCGTGGTCGGTGTACTCGTACGAAGCGGAGCCCACCTGATCCAGGAACAGCGGAGTGCCCGCCGCGCGGCCGTAGATGCGATATCCGATGGCTCCGTTGACTGGGGACCAGCCGATGGTGGTGGTGTTCGTTGTGGAAGCACCACCAATGACCACGGTGAGAGGAGCCGACGCCAGAGACTCACCGGTCGGTCCGACAGCCGCAACCACATATTCGTAGGTGCCGGCCAGCAGGTTGCCGTCCAGAGTGGTGGTAGTTGCGCTCAGTCCAGAGGGAGGGACCACGTTCTGCGATTGGATCTTCACGGCAATACGGTTGCCGTAGGAACCAGGACCCTGCTTGGCAGTGAACTGGAACAGCGGCGTTTCGCCGGCGATGACCCCAGATTCATAGTCTGGATTTTCGGGATCAGCCACGCCACCGGAAAGACCGATCAGCTGTGTGCTCAGAGTTGAATCCATCTTCGCGGTGGCCGCTGCGTACTTGTAGCCGCTACCTGCACAACGAACAGCCCACAGAGAGTTGCCACCCTTGAAGAAGTCGAGAGCCGAGTAGACGTCGAAGGACACGCGAGCATCCGGGTCGCCGAAGGCAGCCCGGAAGTCATCGGCGTTCGAGAAGAAAGTGTTCTTGAGAGGACCCTTCTTGGACACCACCACCAGGGCGGCTGTCGCGGGAGAGGCTCCGTTGAGGGATGAAGAGAGGTCGACTTCCGTGATCCGGACGTCAGACGCTCGACGCATGAGGACTGCCATGTTCTATGTTCTCCGATGGTGAAGTTGGTTCAAGCGTTCTTGATGACGAGCGACTTGTCGCGTTCGGTGTACGTCGAGGCCACACGGGCACCGGCTGGTAGCGTGACGCGAGACATGGGCTGAATGAACACTTGATCCTTTGTCCCATCGGCCATAACGATGTCGACCGGCTTGGGAATCTTGGTGGGGTTTTGAACGATTTCCATTGGATACCTCAGCACTGAAAGAGGATCACCTGGGACACGGTGGATCCTTCGTTGGAAAGGACCATCTGCTGGACGGGGGCATCCAGCACGAGGGACTTGTTTACCGAGAATTCGGCGGATGGATTGGAAACATCATCCAGGGTGAGTTCAGCCCGGACGGGTGAGGTAACTCGGAGCACGGTAGCGGACACGCCGCCAGCAGGGGATGTGATGGTCCGCGACTCGCCGGGATTCAGCGAGAAGGCAGACTGGTTCCAGGTACCTTGCGGGTTCGTGTAGTTCAAAGCGAAAGAACCCACAGAACGTCGCACTCCGTTGTCCGCGAGGAATGCCTCAAGGTTGAGGAGAAGAGCTTTTGATACAGCGCTTGGCATTAGGCGGTACTCGTGGTAGTTGGTTTCGACGTGATGTCCTGCGGTTCCCATGCCAGATCGGAGTTGCTGATTTCCCCACCGCCAACGTAGGCAGCGAGTTGCAGCGTATCGATGATCTGACCTTCCAGCAGCTCTGGGTAGGAGATGTATCCTGCCACATCCACGGTGAAGTCCAGTCCGAACATCTTCGGACCGCTCTGATCGCTCGTTGGTAACGGCAGATCAATGGACTCAGGGATCGTGGGGTTGATGTCAAACGACACCGCTCCGTACGGGACGGAGAACTTGAACCACCCGTTGCGACGAGCAAACAGCAATCCGTGAGCGACGGTCCGTCGGTGGATAGAACTATCCCCGAAGTACTTGACTCGGACTACCATCGTTGCTGGTAGGAACATGACTTTGAAGGCGCGCTTCTGGTCATCAGACATCAAGACATGTTTGCCGCGATGCGAAGAGACGTGGGTATTGCCACGATCTGTGGATTCGACAGTTGACTCGTGAGTCAACGTGATGTACGGATAACGAACCGAGGTGCCAGTTCGCTTCAGGACTTGGACCCCATCGTCCGCACTGTCCCAGAAAGCAGGCACCCCGGTAACTCTCTGGACTCGTTGTGCGAAACCATCAAACGCAAGCGTTTCGATGGGGGCCAGTCTCTTGTTCAGAGAGGTCGTCATCTCACTTCTTCAGGGTAGCGAAGTAGTCAGTGGCGCGTTGACGAGCACTGGTCACCGAAGAGGTAGCACGAGCACGGCGGGCACGGATCGCACGCGATTCCTGCACTTCACGTGGCTTGTTCTCGTCGGGTTCCAGGCGGAGTTCTTCGCCGGGGAAGTCCATGTCAGGAGCGTCGTCGGCTCCGGCTTGGACAGCAGCTTCGTTGTGATGCAGCATGGCTTCGATGGCTTCGGCGCAATCGGCAGCCTTGAATGCACGGGTCACGAACGCGCTGGCTTCCTTCATGTTTCCTTGCTTGAAGGAATCGGAAGCGCAGGCGATCAGATCGAGAGCACTGTTGTACTTGGGTTTCATGAAAATCACCTATGGAAAAAGGCAGGAGACCATGACAGCCTCCTGCGAAAGGTCGTACCCTTACGGAGACAACCTACCATGAAAACGGGGAGGTGTCTAGCAGAGAGTCGCGCGGATTTGCCAGCGCGACTCTCTGCACACGAATCAGCGAGACCCTGGCCTCGCGGATTCTTACAGGCGACGACCGAACGCGACGGAACGGTTGTTGGCCACGGCCATCGACACGGACTCGCTGAACAACCAGCCGCGACCAACCACCTTCTCGGTGGTGCCGTCGATCGGCTGAGCGTCCACACCGCCACGGTCCGAGTACGCGCCGTGGAAGGCGGGATCGGAGATGATGGCGAATTCGCCTTCGTCCAGGGTCTTGTGTTCCACGTGACGGTAGGCTTCCGACACCAGAGTCATCCCGTACAGGACGGCCAGTTCACCGGTCATCACCAACTCGTGACGCGACACGGGTTCGATGGCTTGGATGAAGTTGGAGTCGCCGACGATGTCAACGAACAGGTCCGAAGCCATCAGGCAGGCCACAGGCTTCATACCCCACTGAGCCACGTTCTGACGCGTGGACATCAGCGACGAAGGCGTCAGCATGCCGGAGATGATGGACAGGTTGTTGTCCACGCCGATGGTGGAACGGCAGGCGTTCAGGTACATGCGGTCTTCGGTCACCATGATGGCTTCCAGGCCTTCCACGTACTTCTCGTCGAGCACGTCGGTGTTGGACTGGTTGATCTCGTTCTGGGGAACGAACACGCGGCCGACGATCTGCAGTTCCGGAGGCATGAGCCACTTGTCCTGGGTGAACTGGGCTTGCACCTGGGTGGGGCCGGTCACCATGAACGCTTGCACGTTCTTCTTGCGGATCGGGAAGCGGGGCACGTCGCCTTGCTTGAGTTCCACGCGGTTCAGGAACCGGCGCATGTAGCCCTTGCGGTTGGCGGTCATGTAGATCTGGTCAGCCATGCGCTCGCCGAGCACGCGGTGCGACTTGCTG